CGACGATGGGCCCGGCGACTTAGCAAACACGGCCTTGCGCCGCGTCATGAATTTGCCGGGGTCTGTGGCCAGCTGCTCGACCAACGCGTCGACGGAGGAAACACCGTCCACCAATCCCGCATCGATCGCTTGCTGACCCACGAACACACGGCCATCGGCCATGTTTTCGAGAACTTGTTCGACAGTCGCACCGCGGTTCTGCGCCACGGTGTCGACGAAAACGCTGTAGATGTGATCGACCTGAGCCTGCATGTAGGCCTTGCCTTCGGCCGAAAGCGGCTCGTTGCTCGACGCGATGCGCTTGTAGCGGCCAGCAGTGACTTCGGTCACCGTTCGGCCCGGCGTGCGAGGGCTGTAGTCGTGGGTCGCAACGATGCCGATCGAGCCCGCCAGCACGGTCGGGCCGGTGATGTACACGCCATTGGCGGCGCACGCAGCCCAATAGGCGGCGCTGGCCATGTTGGCCGTGCTCACCGCCAGGATCGGCTTGATGGCGCCAATCTCGCGGATCGTCGCTGCCAGTTCAGGCGTGCCGTGAACGCTGCCGCCTGGTGAATCCACGGGCAGCACGATGCCCTTGATTCGTGGGTCCGCACCGGCGCTCTCGACCTGCTGCTGCATCATCGCGGTGGACATACCGCCGCTGATCTGCATGAAGAGGTTGGCCTTCGGGGCGAGGATGCCGTCGATCTCCAACACCGCGATGCCGCCTTCGCGCACGGTGTAAGCCTGTTTCTCGTTGGCAAGCGGGCGGCCCATGCGGGCCTCGATGGCGGCGATGTCGATCTTCTCGCCACGGCAGTGCGTGGCATAGACCGCCTGGATCTCTTCGAGCTTTTCGGGGGTGATGGCCCACGGGGCCTGCAAAAGGGCGAGCAAGCTCATGGGGTTTCTTCCTTGACGGGTTGAGGCGCCGCCGCGCCGGCCTTGGGCACGGGCAGCATGTCGTCTTGAATAAGCCGGTCGTGCTCAGCCTTGCGCTGCGTCTGGGTGTCGTTCCAGTCGGTACCGAACAGCTCCCACTCGGCGCGCTCGCGGGTCATCAGGCGCGCCTCGATCGCATCGGTATAGGCCGCTACTTCATCCTTCGGATTGATCGACCCCATGCTGTCGCCCGGCCATGCGGCGCGGGTGTACGCCCACCGCAGCAACGGGTCGGCAAAGAAGCCCGGAGCCGCGATGCGGCCGAGGGCGACAGCCTCCGTCAGCCAGGTCTCGTAGATCGGCTGGCAGAAGCTCAGCGCCAGCCAATTGCGGACGCTGCGGAAGTAGATCCAGGCGTCCAACATCGCGGCCTTGCTTGCGCTGTACGAGCTGTTGAACTGCTTGAGCAGCAGCTCGTAAGGCAAGCTCAGCGCCATGCCGATCTGCTTGATGATCGCCAGGATGAAGGGCTCGAAATTCGGGTTGGGTCGAGTGGGATTGGTGGTGGTCGCTTTCTCGCCAGGGCCGAGGCCGACAACGGCGCCCGGGCCGAGGCCGATTTCTGCCCCGGCGGTACCAGCGCCAGGCGTGGTGCCGTCGAACACAGGTGCCGACTCGCCTGTGGGCGTTTCGATGAACACCGTGACGTAGGCACTGATGACCGCCGCCATGATCTCGGCTTCGGTGTAGCGCGAGATCTGCTTGACGCATCCGACGATGGGGGCGAGGTAAGGGAGCCCACGCGGCTGACCGGGGCGCAACTTGCGGAAGTGGTGCAGGATGCGACGCCGACCACTTCGGCCGATGCGGTCGTACCAGCCGCCCTTGTAGATGGAGCCTTTCTGCCCTGGCAGAAAGCCGCCAGGATGGTTGTCGTACACAAAGTAGGACTGCGGCGCACCCCCTGGCCCGAGCTTGACGCCGCCTGATGTGGTCAGCGTGTCGGCAACACCGTTTTCGTTGCCGATGCGGTCAGCTTCAATGACCTGCAAGCGCAGCGCATAGGGCTGCGTGGCCGAGCGCTTGCCATCGGGCAAGATGGTCGCGCAATCGCCGCTTTCGAGCACTGAGCGGAATACCAAGCCCTGCTGCTGATAGAAGTTCAGGGTTTCTTCGATGTCGGATTCCGTGCTGTCGGCCCACATGGCGAACTCGGTCTGCACCTTCGTCTTCCAGGCGCGCGCCTGCTCCGGCGTCCAGCCGAGCACCGCGATGTTGGGCTGGGCGCTGAGCGCGAGGCCCGTGCCGACGACGCGGTCGACGTTCGTATTGATGGCGCCGACAGCAATGGGGCTGGTGCGCGCCAAGTCGCGCGACTGGCCGCGCTGCAGGGGCAGCTGACGCATCGTGTCGCTACGCGCATCGCGTGCGCGCGGGCGCCACCAACGTCCGGCACCGTCCGAAGGCGCCATCGGTCCGGCGCCTGGCGCGTTGGGGTGTGCACCATCGTCGAGCGCAGACATCGAGCCGAGGTCGGGCAATGCCTCCAGCGCGTTCATGCGAGCGCGGGCGATCATGTTCTTCGCCGCGAGCTGCGGGAATGCCAGGGCAATGGTGCGGTCGACGAGCGTGCGCTTCATGGTCAGAACGGACGCAGATAGGTGATGCGACGCCCACGCTGCGGTGCGGGTTGCGCGGCCTGGATCTGGATGTCGAGGTCCGAGATCGCCTTGCGCACTTCGGCCAGGTCGGCACGCACGAGCTTCCGTGCGGTCGGGCCACTGCCGAGCGTGTATTCCTGACCGCGCAGGATGCTCAGCTCGGCAGCGAGGTAGGCCGTGCGTCGGGCCTGCAACTCTTCGAGCATCATTCGGTTTTCCCAATAAAAAACCCCGGCTCCTTTCGGAGACCGGGGTTGGTCGTTTGCAGCTTGGCTACAGTTGAGTTCGTGTATTTCTGTGTAGGCGGAACTTCACTACCTACCTGAATTGATGCCAATTTTGGGGGTAAGTGTCACCTGTTGACTAGAACTGTTTTGTCACCTCTAGAGGTGACAAAATACGCCTTGACTAAATACGAGGAGAACTGCGCATGATCCCAAAAATAGTTAAGAGGTTCGAAGAGCTCGAAGCAGCAAGAGCGTTGGTGATGGCCAGCAAGTTCAAAGTTATAGCTGGAGCGAGAATCCCGGAATACGAAAAGTACAGAGATGACGTCTTTCTCAACTGGTGTGTCAAAGTTCGAAATCTTCTCCAAACCGCATGCGGACCAAACTCTGTTCACATGCAGGCGTTCACCACAGCGGAAGCTTCGCCAAAAGGGAACATGTACAACTTCCAGACTTGTACCGCCGTCTTCCGCGCTGCTAAAGACGACTATGAAGGTGGGTACCTGGCGAAGGTCGAGTCACTAGTGCGAGCTCAAGTTTTTGACAGCGCTCTTGAGCAGGCCCAAGAACTCTACGCAAATGGCTACTACGCTCCCGCAGCCGTCGTAGCCGGAACCGTTCTGGAAACCACAATCCGTGGCATGTGCGATGCACATGGAATCCCGAATGGCAAGGTCGACAAGATGAACGCAGACCTAGCAAAAGCCGGCATATACAACGCCCTCGTACAAAAGCAAGTAACCACGATGGCACACGTCAGAAACAAGGCTGCACATGGACAGACTGCCGAGTACACGGCTGCAGACGTTGAAGCGATGATCAAAGACGTGGAACGCTTTGCCAGCTCAATGCTTGAAGCTTAGCTATCCTGATCAACTGTCCGTTGATTCAGTCGTGGAAGTTGATTTTCTGCTTGGATAGCGCCAGCGGCGTTTGCAAGCCGTTGGCGAAAGTCCTTGAGTACGGCATAAAAGTGCTTGCGTGAGATGCCCAACGCATCCGCTGCTCTCTTAACTGGCCTCACTCTCAGCACGTAGTACGCCTCGAAGACCCTGCGATCCAGGGCGTCTGGCTGGCATGTGTAAGCAATATGGAACGCTGATAGCGCAGCGCTGCTCACGGCATCAACATTTCGCGCTTGCACCGGCCGTGTTGATGAGACGGCCAAGCGCCCAAGTGTCCCACTTTGCGCGGGTCGAGGGCCGTACAGCCGCCGTGAACGACTCCAAGATACCCATTGCTCGCTCAGAAGATCGAGATCATCGTCGCGACTGACTGGATCGGCAATATGCTGCAGGGACAGATCTGTCGAATTCATCGTAGGCCTCGGGAAAGAATGCGGCGGTGTTGGGGTGGTGGCTGGTGCGCCGTGATCACGACGGGCGCCGGCGTTTGCGGCGCGGGTGCGGACGCCGGCGTGATTGCGGCCGATGCAAGCGGCGCGACTGGTCCAGACGTATGGACTTGGACCGGCATAG